TTGTGCATTCGTATCAACGCCCAAAACATCCACTTGAATATCTTTTCGACTGGCCACAGAAGGTTTTGTTCCCGCGCCATCCACTTTGTACCAAACAAAAAGACCTTCTGCGGTCGTATTAAATAAAAAATAACTTCCGGGCGTAATGGTATTTCCTGCATTGGTTTTAATGAGAGAAACTTGCCCCCCGTTTAATGCCGCGGTAATACGTTGCGCGACATCATTGGCCGTATCGGTTCCCGTTAAATTAACGAGAATTCCCGTTCTTCCACCAATGGCGGGGTCGGTTCCCACATTATCAATCTTGAACCATACGTAAAAATTAAAGGCTGTAGAGCTGTAAAAGAAATAATGGCCCGGCGTCATTGCGGATGCAGCAATTGTTGTAATCAAACTAATTTGTTTTAATAAAGTAGTTCCGGTTCGATACGTTGAAACCGTAAAACCTGAGTTTTGAGCACTGCTTACAGTCACTGCACCCGCAGTTTTATTTTCTAAAATAAAATAGGTGTCATCCCAATACGTATTAACACCATACGTCGTATCACCCGTTTGAAGTGTTGTGAAATTAAAATTGGTGGGTACCGCACCATCAGCCGTTGCTGTTTCACTGCCAGCAGTATTATTATGAAGGGTTAAGAAATTCACACCTCCCACAATAAAGCTGGTTGAATAATCTGCCCCCGTTCCGTATCTCGGAACGTTCGTTGAATTAATCCAAACATTATCGCCCAATCGTTGATAAGGGATTCCGATAGAAGAATAACCGCTATATTCGTATTTAGCGCCATCGCATAACAATAAATTGGTATCAGAAGGCGCAGTCGTTCTGACCGAATCAAAAACAATTTGTCCTACTTCCGATCTGTCCCATAAAACACCGCTTTTCGTTAATCGTGGGGTTAAATACAAATCAAATCCATTAGGATCTGGAAGTGGCATCCATCCCATGACACCGCGTGCATAAAAATCCGCATTGGTGGTCGTAGGAAATAAATCGCTTATCGTAAAAATCACATTGTTAATCGTTAATACAAAATCATTGAATAACACTTCATATAAGGCATTCGGGAAACGAATGGCTAGCGCAACATAATCATCATTTAAAACGCCAATCGTTTTTCCCGTGTTAACGCCGAACACGAAGGCATTTTGAAAGACTTGTTCAGAGGAGGTAATGGTAAATTCTTGAAGACTAGTTTCTGTTTCAGAACTTCCACCCGTCCCATAATTTTTAATCAAATAAAGCTGAACGGCAGTTGAACTTCCCGTTAGACTTTTCGCTGAAAAAGCCAATGTGTAAATTTGCGAGGTCGATGAAAATTTATTCACATCCGGAAAAACAATTGTCAAATCTTTAAACTCATCAGCACCTGCATTGGTACATTCCACAATACACGAATAACGCGGACTTCCATTCGGCACTAATAATTGCGAAGCATTTTGCTGAAATCGCACAATATCCGTTGCCATACTTCCTTCCGGCCTTAAAAATTGCCAACCCCCTTGTGCAATATAAGTCGTCGCTTCTGTAATTTGACCTGCTACCGTTGTATCGGTTGCTGCAATATTATTATGTGCAAGAAATTGACCGTTCGGAATGTAATTAATTAAACTTCCATTCACATTGGAAGTAGCGGCCGTAACATTCGGCCATGCTTCTCGCGTAAATTGTAAAACGCCCGCTTGGCTATAAATTTTTTGATAATAAAGTTCCACATTGCCATCGGAATCATACGGAAAATAATATTCGTGGATGTCTTTAGCAGGACTTCCGCCATCCGACATACTGCCAATCGCCGTTAAAGGAGTAGGATTGGGTAATGCCGTATAGGTGTAATCCGGAGGGGTTCCCGTAATCATATAAATAGGTTTTGGAACCGAACGTTGATTATCTTTATACGATTCCACATAACCGTTACGCAAAGGTAAACCGGTATCTTTATCTCTGAAAAGATTTTGTTGGTTCGTTGGTAATACGTATCGTGAATCAATTGCCATTTTTCACCTATTTATGTAAAAGATATCCGGTACCAGTTGCCCCTAATGCGCCTAATCCTCTTAAACCGTATTTTTTCAATTTCATGCGCGTTTCTAGTGAATCAAACATGTCTTGTAGCGCAGGGCTCACATACGAATTCAACCCTTGCTTATCTAAAGAATTATAATTTTCCAATAAATTGGTAGCATTTAGTCGATTGCTTCCTTGTAACTGTCCCAATTTATTAAAAATAATTTTATTTGTTCCTTGATCACCAATATCTTGCGTCACTTTATTAATGTCTGCTTCTGGACTCTTAAAAATAGTATTAATCGTCGTCGGATTGGGATTACGAAGCGTTCCTTGTGCTATTTGAGAAATTCGAGAATCATCAAAATAAGGAGCTACGTTTTGCGCATAAAATTGAGAAGCATCTTTATATTGTCCTGCAAGTGCTCCAGTCGGGTCAGCGTTATTTAAATAATCGTTCATGTCCGATTGAACGGCTGTACGCGCTTTCTTATAACTCGATAATTGATCTCGATCTGCTGCGTCTAATCCCACTTTCGCTTTTCGATATTGTAAATTTCGGATTTCGCTTCCCAATTGACTCTGCAAATCATCGGCATTTTTAAAATTAGGCGATGATAAAAAATTATTATTCATATCCCTAACATCCATACCAAAGTTACTCGTCACATCCGTTGGCAGATTCATATAAGATTCTGGCTTAAAATAATTAGTGGTTAAGTCAGGAAATTTTTCATTGTTATAGAGCTGTGCATATCGATTCGCCGCTTCATTTTTATTAGCAGTAAACGCATTTCGAATATCAGCGGCCAACGATTGGGCATTCGCTTCCAAGGACTGTCCTTGTCCCATTTTTTGAATGATCGATTTAGCGTACTGATTCGGCATAATATTGGTGTAGGCATTTTTTAATAAATTCCCCGCGCCTTCGGCCATTTCCGGTAAATTCTTAACCACTGAAGCCCCACCAAAAGGAAGCGTACTGGCACCAAACTGCAATGTTTTATCTAATAAATTGGGATTTTGAACGCCATAAAAAGACGACCAATTCTTATTAGGTAAAACACTGGATGCGCTGTCGGCCGTTTGTTGCACATAATCTTTTGCACCCTGCGGTAACGGTAATGCATTCGCTAATACAGGAAGGGTTCCAATTAATCCCCGGCCAGCACCCACAACACCGCTTGTTACACCGGCCGCTAAATCCCGCGCCGATTGAAGCGGATTAAACAACGTATTTGTCATGGGATTGGGTTGAACCGTTGCATTATTTTGTGCTGCCAATAAATCGATCGGTTGGGATGGAGTAGACGCAGCCGTACTTCCTGCATCAGGAGCTGCTAAATGGGAAAATTCAGGCATGGCAAATAAATCTTGCGGCATTATTGAATCCCCAATCGTCGTTTCACTTCATCCACACTGATTTTGTTTTTCTTTGCGGTATAAGCGATGTCGTTATCATTAATCGTCATCGTTTTTCCGTCTTTCGTCACAATCGAATATTGACCATTTCCTAAGGGTTTTCCCGTACCTGCTTGTGTTGCATATTGAACCACCGGCTTTTGAAGAGACGCTTGAATATTGCCCAATGTTTTTTGTTGCGTAGAAGAAGTTGCAATATCGTTGGCACGTTTCGCATTCATTAAGGCATTAAATCGAGCTAAAGCATCGGCAGGTCTTTCATTCCAAAACCCGGGATCTTGTAATTGATCAAATTCTTTGCTCGCTTCCACCGAGGAATTAATACCCATATTTCGTCTTAATTCATTGGAAGCTAAACCGGATGCCGTATTGACAAACGAATTCCAATCTTGGAATTGTTGAGAATCAGGACCCATTCCAGAGGCTGCTAAGAATTTATCCATATGCAATCCTGCTTTACCGGCAAGGGATGCATAATTAGCAATTCCCGGTAATTTCGGAATCCACGGAGCCATTTGATTATCAAAACTATTGGAATAATAACGTTGTAATTGAATCGCTTTTGGAACCGTTTTATTAATCGCTTCACTGCCATAGGTGTCTTGAACCGCCGCTTTATCTGCATCTGTGGCATTAACATAATTATTTCCCATCGAAGTCGAACCCGGCATCACGCCTTGTGGCATAGGCAAATAATTATTTTGGGAAGCACCAGGGGCATTTTGTGCAGGATTTCCGCCACTTCCGTTTTGGAATTGTTGAAAACTTGGAACACTATTCATCATTTGCGCCATAGGATTATTCGCAACCGAATTCGTCATGATATTCGTTGCTGCATCATTCACTTGTTGATTGCTGTTGGCTAAGGATTGAAAAGCCGGGTCTTTTTGAAATAAAGACAGCATATGAGAAGGACTGTTTAAATATGCCCCGCGCGCATAATCACCGTACCCTTTTAACAAATTCGCATACGTCGTTTGTGGAAAATAATTGGCTTGTTGATTGTATAAAGCTGCTTGCGCTGCATTCAAAGGCACGCGAGAACGTAATTCAGATCCTTGAGCCGCCATTAAACCTGGTTGAGCTTGAGTGACCGCCAATGTTGCCGCCGCTTGAGGACCGACATACGGCAATTCCGCTTGAGCGGCTTGATTCGCCAACATGGATTTTAATAAGTTCTGTTGTAAAGTTTGTGGCAAATATTGATTCTGCACCCCTTGCGCATAGATATTCTGTCCCGCTTGTATTCCCGAAAGCACAGGATTGGCTTGTTGAAAACTTAACGGTTGAAAATACATCGCTGATATTGGCATTTTTTATTCACCTAAAATCCAAAATGACTTAATATTCCGCCGACCGCAGATCCAATACCGCCCCATGCACCACCTTGCGATTGGTTTTGGTTTGCTTGACCTGCATACGCGAGTTGCGCTTGACTCATCAACGCGTTCGCTAAATCGGTTCCCATTTCTGTACCCGCTTGCAATCCCATGCCTGCCATTCCTTGTGCACCTTGTAGGCCCATTCCATAAAGTCCTGTTTGTCCCGCTAATCCTGTCTTATATAAATTCGTTAAATGATCGAGATAATTGTAATAATCTTGGTTCGCTAAATTCCCAACCGTACTCGCCATATTTTGTTGTGCTTGCGGTGTGCCTAACATACCGCCCGCGGCTGCTGCATTATTAACGCCTTGCATCATTTGATTTTTTTGCCATTCATAACCCGGCGATTCTTGAAAAGTTGAACCCATTCCTTTCATCATTCCCGAAGGATCATTCATCAATGCGCCATACTGATTTTGAAGTCCTGGCAACATTCCCATTAATTGACCGTATTGCCCTTGTAATTGTGGCAACATCGACTGGCCCGCTTGAATATACGGATTAAAATAAGGAGAAATGGCTCCCTGAATTTGATTCAAATAAGGCATTGCTGCATTGGCAGGATTTTTCATGCCCATTTGAGCAAGCCCCCCTAATCCCATTCCTAAGATATTGCCCCATGACATATCTGGTCCCATGCCTGGTGCGTTGGCATAATCTGTAGCAAAATCAGGATTGGGGGAGACTGTGTAGTTGGAATCTCTCATATTTCACCTATGCCGTTTGCACGGTTTTATACGTGCCGTTTAAATTCACTTTCACCACATTATTCTTTTCGTCATACAACATCATTCCGGTGGATTTCGGATTATCCAAAATCGCTATGTTTTCTTCCGTTTGAAAAGGCAATTTATATCCCTCGTTTGATAAATTTTGTTGTAATGGCATTACCAAATTCGTTAAAAAATTCTTAAAATCTTCGGTGGGATATCCGTCTTTATCCACAATCTTAGTATGTAAAAAACTGGGTAATATCATTGGCTAATCCTCACTACACCATCACTTACAGCAAATCGATTAAAACCCTGGAATCGCAATTGCGGCGTCCATTCATTACCCGAACCCAATTGCGTGATATTGATTCGATTCTGATAATTTCCTAATGAATTCATGGGAACGTCCATCCAATTGCTAAAACTCTGACCTCCATTAATGGAAATACTTAAATCAATCCGTTGTTGACCTAAATAGGAAAGTCCCGGATTCACACCTTGTTCAATCGTAAAATTAAGGGATTTCACGCGGAATAATTCGCCATCACTGTCGCGAATCGTTTGCGGAATTCGAATGCGTTGAATTTCTTCACCGGCATAATCCGTGAAAAGATCATTCATTTCATACACATTCCCATTTCGGGAACTGATAAAAAAGTACGAATTATCAAAAGAGCATGCTTTTTTAGCGAGATGGTAATTAAAATTTTTATCGCAGGCGTGAAAGATTTTTTTGGTCGTAAAATCAAAAACAAGCGTTAAATTATCCGTATAAAACGTCAATTGATAGAGATTGTGTCCTCCGATACGCATCATAAATGCGTAAGAATCTTGCGGCGCTCTTAAAGACTCAAATAAGTAATCAATTCCATCGCTCGAAACGCGCTGAACACCACCGCCTTCAGCACAACACATAACGGAATAACCGGAATTTTCATTTCCTCCAAACCATGCAATCATTTTTTCAAGCGATGCCACGGTGGCAGAACTCGCAACACCATAATCCACATTTGAATAAGTATTTTTTATATAAGGAAATAATTGTGCGCCCGCTTGAAAAGCCCATATTTCTGAAACATTACTGCCTTGCACTAACACAAAATCACTGTTACCCGGCATACGAATGACATTTAAAACGGTATCGCCTTTCGTTTGAAAACCGCCGGTATAACGTGCATTACCCGAAGGAAAAGAAGTGGTCGTTACCAAATCATTTAATCGCCATTGGGGTAATCCCAAAGATGCCGCAATAAAATAACCGTTGTGATAGGTCACAGAACCCGGAATAAAATCCAATTCGCACGGAGTGAATGTGCTGTTAGCATAATTGTAAATATAAATATTTTGTTGATCACAAATTGCAATCTCTTGCTTTTCGTTTTCATCCATAAAAACGTTTCCGCTTTGTGTACCAATCTCACCAATCTTTCGATAACTCACAATACGGTTATTATTTAAAGCAGAATGTTGAACTCGAGCAGAGTAAACAATGTTATCAATAACAAATAAAAATCCATTCATACGTTTCGATGAAAAAACACCGCGCCCGGTTGCGTTTTGAGCAATCGATTGGCGTAAAGCAAATCCCGGATAAGAAACTAACCAGCCATCGGAAATGATCATGTTGTAAGTTTTCTCAACCGAAATTTTGGGATATCGCCCAAAAACGCTTGAGCCAACAATATTGAGTGGTAATTCTTTGATACGTTCTGCCATATCACACCCACCCTGGAAAGTTAACGTTTGCCCAATTGAGCCCCGGTTGATTGATCAAAACCGATTTCATTTTTATTGTCATGTCGGGCGGATCAACGAATTTTAATTTTTCTTCTAACCGCTTTAATTCTTTATCTGCATCATCCGGCATCGAAATCGAATTCCAATTGCAGATATAGCGCGCTAAACCATGCCGTAAATACACCAAATACGAACGGTCATACGTCAAACTCAAATCGGTGTCAGCGGTGACATTCGTTAATGCAAATTTTCCCCAGAGTTTTACGGGATAGACTTGCGACGGAACAAAATAAAAATACAGCTTTGCACCACCGGGTTGACGTTCAAAACGAACCGTAGTTGGCAATGAATTCACGCCATCCACACGGGACGTTGCAAAATATTCGTTACGAGTTAAAGGATTTAACGAAAATCGTACCGTCCCTAAATTAAACGTAATCGTATCGATATCGATTAAATAAGGGATTGTGTACGATTCCTGATTAGCTACCGTTGGAAATTCATAATAGGTGTAATAAGGAATGACATTGGCTTCATTCGATTTTTCCGCAAGCAAATCATTCAGCAAATCGAGGCCATCGGCACCTTGCTCAGCAGAAACGTTTTGCAAAGCACCGCGACTTACAAGACCCGCTGTGTAGTAAGCATACGAAATAAGTTTTGAAGCCAAATACGCCATTCATTGGTACTCCGATTATTGCCCAACAACCGAATATTTATAAGCGTCGACATACACCGTTAACTTATCGCTCGCACTGTCAGTTTTATAAGTTGACTGTGCTTTTGAGCTTACAACGGCTGCCTGCACTTCCGATTGCGCCCATTGCTCTTTTGCAGCAACAACGCCCGATCCTGTGGGCGGAACGGTAGTCGTAGCGCCTTTGGGATAAATAAGGAATTTATCGCCAGCCGTATCAGCGGTGAAATTGGTATTGATCTTATAAAGAATGGGATTAATCGGCGGAACCGCAGGGCTCAAATCAATGTCTGCACCACCCGTTGAACCACCATCCGTTAACACTTTAACGCCGGAAGTATAGAAATGGACTTTTTCGCCATTCGCATTACTAAAGACTGTTTGGGGCACAAATTCTGCTGACGAATTGGTTACAATCGCATATAACCATTTCGAAATAGAATAACTACCGCCAGGTATCGTAGAATTTGGCATAACAATACCCGAACCGCTCGCAGACGTTGATAAAATCAATCCCGTTGGCGCATAACCGTTCGGATCAGCAATTAAATAGAGGTAATACCAGGTGCTTGCCGCCAAGCTGCTAGTATCTAAACCATTTAATCCGTTGACTGCTCCATTTAAGGCAGTCGAAGCGCCTAACACCATATCAAACTCATTGCTAGAATCCCGGCATCGACCAGACGAAACCGTTAAAGTCGTCGTTCCAACGGTCAAATTTAACCCCGTCATATAAAGAAACGGGGCGTTATAAAGTTGTCTTGAATTAACTGTCATGATGATTTCTCCTAAAAATTATAGTGGTAACAAAATGGCGTAACAGTATTCCGGCACCATTAGGGCATCCCATACGGCGTCATAAATCCAACCGTATAAGTTTCCACCGTATTGCGAACCGATCGTTAATCGTAAGGATGCACCGGTTGTGTCATCCATTACCGATGAGCTCGTGTCAAAAGGTGGTTGTGGGGGTAGTAATGGCATCGCCATGAAGAAACAGTTATCACTCAAAATAACGCCCACTCGATGGCTCGGTGGAACTAACGCTTTCATGCCTGCAACCACGTTTTTATCCATCCATTCGGTGTCTTGCGCAAAGTTGCCTAAAGCATTGACCGATAATGCGGGATAAATGTTGACAGTCACTTGACCGCCACCGTTCGAAGCCGCGTCCGCAATCGCACGGAATTGAACCGGTTGATTGGTGACATGATCACCGAAGAAAGTGGTAATACGAGGTCCAGGTGTACCGCTCACAGGAATGAACTGAAAACGATCACCGGCTTTAATTGCATCAGGATCAGTAGCACTTGCACCACTGAAAGTAATCTGGGTAATGCTGGTCCCGGTTGGATCATTCGTTGAAACCACTGTTAAAACGTTTCCACCTGCCGCTGCATTTCCGACGTTTCCTGAAATGTGGGTAGGCAATAAATTGGAAATGTAATATTTCGCTTGAGGGGAACCGAATTCTCCTAATTCCCAACTCATCGCAATTTCATCGTTTCGACGTGGCGCGAATTGATTTAAACCCGTTCCGATAATGGGAGGAGTAATCGTGTTAGGCAGAACAATTCTAAAATCGCCAGTCACAGCGCCGGGTTCTACGAAATCCGACATCATTTGCTGTAATTGCTGATAAGAAGTTAAAGGGGTTACACCGTTTAAACCAAAGCGATAAGGACCACTCTTATAAATAGGTGTTCCGGGTGTAATGTTAGGGTTTTCAGTACCGTAAACCGCAGCCGATGCACAGTGCAACGCTAAATTGGTTTCGATTTT